CTACAAAGATGGTGCCTCTTCCACAAGAAGAAACCATGACTAGATCGGGGAATCCTTGGTCGCCAGTGTTAGGGGTAATCCATCTACCCGGTCGGATCTGTGCAGGTTGAGTGTGCATGACTCGCCAACCATGCAATTTAGCCAATGTGATAACGCTCTTTTGGAAGTCGGCTTCTAATATTTCAGCCACCGTTCATTAGCCGATCAATGATTTGTGAGGCTTCACGCTTTGTTGATGGTGCTTGACCCTCATAGTTTTTGGCTCGAAGCATTGCCATTTGCTTGGCGGTCGGCGGTTCACCAACAGACCCTAATGTTTGGGTGCGTGGTTGTTCAGCTGGTGGCGCGTTAGGTGTTGTTTGTGGCTCTTGACCTTGGCGATACACCTTGACCATTTCCTCAAGGCTGGCACGCTTGTTGGAGCCTTGATATTGATAATTAGCAAGTGCCCGTCCCACGCAACTTGTTTCTGTATTTTCCATTGCACTCGTTTTATTAACCATAGATGAGCCTCGGACTTCCTCAGCAAACCCTGTCGTCGTTGGTACTGGGTCAGCAATGTCGGCATATAAGGACGCTTTCATGACGATTCGAGTGCCGTCGTCCACAATGATTTCGGTGACGATGCGTCCCTTGGGGCAGTCTTTCCAAAACAGTGGTAAGCGTTCTTGTACTGATGCGTAGTCGGCTGGGTTGAAACTCATGACTTAACCCTTTTGCCTTTAAGAGTATTTGAACCAACGGGATTATTTCGTTGATCGTATTGAGTGTGCTTAGAACGTTTGCGTGATGTTGTTAATTGGTTGATTGATATTCCTGATCTCATGTTTCCATATCCTTTTGGTGTCGGGCCTGTGCAGGCGTTTGATTCTTGAGATTGTTGACGACTCGAATCATGGAGACACAGCGAGCAGTTTCCTCTACTGTCATGCCTTGAAAGCCAAACTCCTCAGCGCATTTGAGACAGATCCCGCGTAACTCTGTGCGCATACGCATATCAGCCGAATTGAAACCACACGCACAAATGTTGCAGTTCATCGGAAACCTCCAAGCCTCATAGCCACGATCGCGTCTTGAGTTGACCGGGTCAGGTTGGACAGATAGATCCCGTTTTCCTCAGCGACATAAGCCAACTCAAAAAGGGCTTTACGCAACATTTCAATGTCGCTTTTCTGCGCCTCTAATTGCCAAGCGGCTGCTTTCATAGCAATTTCAGCCTTGGCGATTGCGGCGGTCATATCCGATAACTGTTGGTTCATGGTCGGGGCTCCTTGACTTGTCGGTATTTGCCGTCACGGTATACCAGCGGTGTGGCAACGATTTGATCGGATTGTAGTTTGCGGCGTTCTTTCCATGTGAGACCCCCCCAAATGCCGTAGCACTCAAGAATTGTTGACGAGTATTTGAGTGACTCGGCGAGGCACGACGGCCTAACAATGCAGGTTGCACAGACTGCTTTCGCTTCAGCAATTCGGGCTTTGGAGTACCGTTCACCCGGCTCGAATATGAACAGGTTGAGGTCCATGCCTCGACAAGCTGCGTGATCCCACCAGCGGTCTAGCACAGTCGCCAAGGTTTCCATCCGCAACCGCCACCCTCGGCAATATCGGAGTAAAGCAGGTAGGCGAATCTGAGGTTAAGGGTTGGGTCGGACATGGATTCTTCCATTGGCATGTCAAAGAGTTGTTCAACATATTTGCGGTGTATCTGGTTAATTTGGGCGACACCGTGGTCGTGGCCGTTAAACGATGGGTGGGTGTAACTGACGTTGAGGCAACGGGTTTCTTTCCAAAGCAGGCGACCCAACTTTTCTAGTGTCTCAGTGTTGTTGGGCCACCCGACCGTGATCGCAGTCTGGAACCATTCTTGGCATTTGGTGTCAGGGTCAAAGTCGGCAAGTCGAGTAAACGGGACGGTGCGAGTGGTGCTGGTCGTCGTGGTGGTCGTTGTTTCTGTAAGTTCCTCTGCGCGGTCCGCAAGTTGCTGGGGTGTCAACATCCCGAGGGTGACCGTGGAGGGCACAGGAGCCATTTGAAGGGTCTCTGCGTCGCCCTGTACGCCTGTGATCGCCCACAAAGCACAAAGGGCATAGGTTGTAATACTGATAATGGCTAGTCGTTTAAGGTTCATTTAGTAGTCCTCTGATAGGTCTGCGACAGATTTTCTAGTTGAGAAAAAGCCGTCAAGCATGGGGTTATTTTGCATGATCTCTCGGGCCAGATAGGCGCGGTAGTTGTTGTTAAATTTAAACTCACTGTTGGGGTCGTAAGTGGTTGAGTGCTGAAAGCGTAAGACTTCAACAAGTGCGCCGATGCCGTAGTGATTGTGGCCGTTGTTGTACAGCGCGTAACACATTTTGGTCAGTCGTTCAATGACCCACGGGTTCGCCTCTTTGAAGGCTTCGTACTTGAGTTTCTCGGCTGGAACATCGAGAACGTCAAAAAGGGATTGTTGCATTGCTTTCCTCCTGCGGTCGGGGTCCCGATATTACGGGACGCACTTGGTTGCCAGTCATTTGACCGACTCCCAAGCCGAATGTCAAGGACCTACCCAAAAATCTTAGCAAACGCCTTTTCTACAGCGGTCGCAGAATCTGCCATATTTGGTGCTATCTCGACATGAGTCCAGTCGCCACCGGGTGTGCCTGCGTTCTTTTGTGGGGTCCACGCTTTCCATGCGTCACGGTCGCATCGGTAGCCGCCACCAAACTTTGTCAAATTGGGGATCGGGCAACCAATACCGTCGTAACAGTGGATTTCCTCTATGCCCAAAATATCGCGGTGAGCAAACAGGAATTCAACCATGGCTTTACGGGCGTCGGCGTTCTGCTTAGCGGTGCCTTTGCCTTTGAGGTCCACGGCCCTCCACGTTGCATGAACTGACAGGTTTGCTGAGCCTCGCATAGGTCGGTTGGCGTAGATACCTAGCGATTTGATGCCGAAAAGGTATTCCATGAATTCAACAAACCGTTTTGTGCCGGGTCGTTCGGTCGGATGGTTGCCGTCTTTGTTGCCGGTGTACGGTCGGCTAGTCATTGTCTTTGTCCTTTTCCTGTTTGTCTCGAAGCCCGTTACTTGCTAGGACTCCGCCCAAAAGTCCCAAGAGTGCCATGAATGCTGGGTTTAGGATGCTGAGGAATTCTTGGTCTGTGGGTGATGGTTCGAGCGGTTGTACGACAAAAAGCACGCCGTACAAAATTCCTAGCATGGAGATGCCAAAAACGAACGACAAGGTAATGCCGACGACAAAGATGAGTCGGGCTTTAATTTCTGAGTTGCTTAGTTTTTTCATGGTGTGGTTGCTCCTATTGAGGTGTCACATCTGGGCGCTTCGGGTTTGGTTTCGCAGGTGTGTCGAGTGCGGTCGCTACATCCTGTAACGACGAACATGAGGATGACGGCGAGAGCTGCGACTACGGCAAGAGTTTTCATGGTGTATCTGGGAAGTCGGCTTCGGAGCCTGCTGTCCATGTCGCTGGGAAGTCTCGTAGGGCTTGACGGTATGTCGCCCATGCTTCACGGTCTGCTGGTGAGTCTGGTAGTTGTGTCCAGTCGGATTCTTTCAGTAGTCGGTCACGGTGTAGGCGCATCCGTTCTAGCAGGTAGTCGTCTGGGATTGTGTCCCCGTCAAATGGTGTGGTCAGGTTAATTGTCATGGTTATGCCGCCTCGTAACAGAAGTTGTATCGAATAAAGTCGCCAGCCGCCCACGCGTATGTCGTCGCTTGCAGTGTGGCAACAAGTCCACCGCCACCAGTACCAACACCTATTAAACGATTCACAGTATCGGTTTGACATAATTGAGCAGTAGAAGCAAAAGAACTTACGTCAATAGCAATTAAAGAACCAACTGTAAGGCCAGCGCCTTGAGCCGTTAAAGGTAATGAACAAAAGTAGAAACCAGTCCCTGCTGCAATACCAGCACCGGTAAAGACGAATGTCGCGTTACCAAAAATGGTTTTATTAATTCTTGCGTACCTGCCGACGCTGGTTCCCGTAGCACCAAGGTTTGGGTTTGCAACTGAAGCAGTCAGTGCTGGTGTCCATGTTTCCCATACGGCTCCGATCGTGTTGGGCGTCGCCGCAGTCAACACCTGCCCGCTAGTTGTCCCTGCTGTCCATTGCGTAGCCATAATTCTCCTTTATGCGACTCGACTACTGTCAAGTATCCCTAAATATGTGTCGTTTAAAATAAAACTCTGATATTGATATGCGGGCAACAAACCTAA